GGTAAAAAAAAACTCAACATAAAGTATACAACAATGTCTCAAATTGCTATGATTGCAGGTTTAGGCATGATGTGCCTCTCCTCTAGTGTTGGGGCTGCCCTAATGATGGGTGGTGAGGAGGATGATGGAGCCGGTGGAGCCGGTGGAGCCGGTGGAGCCGATGGTCAGGACGACGAACCAGAGCCAGAGCCAGACTTTATCATACATGAAACAGGTGACAGAATATTTGGTGATTTAACATATACAGCTGACCAGACACTTGAACAGTGTCAGGGTTTGTGTAAAGCTAATGACGATTGTGTAGGTATTTCATACAACAGCACTATAAAGGGTTGCTGGCAAAAGGGTACGACTGGTGGTGGTTCGGGTGCTACTGGTAATCTTAGAGATTACAACACTCCAAGTGATTGGCAATTTCATTATAAGAATGTTCCAGGATATGAAGTCAAGGATGCTGGTGATAGGGTGGCAGGTGACATCGAAGGTATGCCAGTGACTGAAACAACTTTAGATGGGTGTGCGAATGTTTGTGGTTCTAAGACTAACTGCGTTGGATTTTCGTACAATTCTCATGGTAATGTATGCTACGCAAAGAAAGCTGAGGGTCTTAATGCGGGTTACGCTATAAACGGTTATCAATTTTATGATAAAAAGGCTTAACTTTTCAAATTATAGACCATGAAATAATATCCAGCTTCGTCAGGTAAAGGGTGTTCCTTAATCGTATCATCATCTAACAGGAACCATTTGTTCCTACGCTTCACAAAACTCACGTAGTGTCCATCATCTTGATGACCCACATGGACGGCTGTTGAGATGAGGTTGTATTCATGCTTGTCGATGATGATATTTTCGATGATTTGAATGTGACTTTTCCTGTCGAAGGAAATCATAAACACTTGAGGCAACTTGGAGAAGACCATGCGCGTTGTTGCTACATGGTGGGTCTTACCCTCAGTATCCTCAAAGTCTGTTAGAGTATTCCAATCCGTACTCCCCGACAACATCTTAGCCATGTCCTTTCCATCGGATGTTATCAAATGAATGCTAAAATCTTCTTCATTCGATGACTTCCCACCTGGCCATATAGTTTCTTGTGTCTTTTTTCCATAGAACCACTTCTTAATTTCAGGTCTCGATGTCTCGAGGATGTCGATGATGCACAACACAGCTTCTTGGACGTCATGTTGTTCCCTTGAGCCAAAACGAGGAAACTTTTTACGAAATTCGGTGAGGAGGTCACTGATACCTAAAGTTTCATGTCCCTTCGTCCAGTAGGTCTTGACGAGTTCAGAGTACCTGACCGTAAAGGGACACTCACCCGTGTAAGGTTCACGAATGAAATAGTTCGTCAGGGCTGGGATGTACAGAAGACATTGAACAGCTGTGTTGAAGTAGCAAGTATTTCCGTGATTTTCAAGTCCCTTCATTGCATTTTGTGCACAAAAAAGGCTTAAGAGAATGACGCAAATGTAAAAAGATAAGAAAAGCAAAATGGACCTTACCGAGAAAGTACTCCCCATCTTTGAAGCTCACAAGAATGAGGGCGACATTGAAGTCGAGATTCGTTTCGGCAAACACAATGGTGCCCTCTTCGACACGAACGTCGGAAAGGATGTATGGAAGCAGGTTCTCAAGGGCTTGAGGAAGTATGATGGTTGGGAAAGTACCAAGACGAGCACTATCGATGTGTACTACAACGACAACAACAACGTCCGTATCAGTGTTGATGAAGACTCTGGTGAACAGACGATGATTCAGAAGATTTCTGTGGTCAAGGAGGACTTCAAACGTGAACCCCTCGATGTACGCTTCTGTGTTGCACGTGAGATTCCCATGAGTGGGGAGTATGAGATGGATAGGAAGAGAACCAAGACGAGGCACTCCTTTGTGCGCAAGAACTTGAGTATCGATATGACCATCTCTTCAGGGGACAATGCTGACATGGACTCTGAGGAGGAGGCGAGTTACCAAATCGAGATGGAGTTTGTGAAGCCCTCTGATGTCAACTCCCTTAATGCATTCAAGAATATTCTCCAGAAGATTGATGATTTGACAAAACTTATTTCGCAGTAAATATAAATGGTAGTCTACGCCATTCTCATACTCCTCGTATTAGCGCTCATGCGTGAAAATCGCAAGAAATCCGAGGAGGTTGAGGGTTCAAAGTACTTTTACATGACTGAGGGTGCGTCAAAGGAGACCTACCTTGAGATGCATGCGAATGGTGAGAGTCAGGAGAGATTGAAGACATTTGTACAGATGGAAGACCAGTTTATTGGGTCACCTCACATAGTTCAGGCAACCATAATTTCTAATAAAATTAAAGAGACTTTCCCCAAGTACGACTTTTCGCATCACACGACTCAACTCAAAAGAATTTCTCGCACTATATAAATGTACAACACCATGAAGAACGCCGTCAAGCGCACCCGGAACAGTGCGATGTCTGTCGCCAAGAATGCCCGTAAGGCTTTCGATAAGATGAGCCAAGGTGCCTCTGCTCCCGCGGTCGCCCCCACTCCCTATGTTGATGCCAATGGTCGTCGCATTAACAAGACCAACAATGGTGCCGTCTTCACGAAGAATACTGATGGTAACCGTAACTACAAGCCTGTCGCCAACGGTATCAAGGCTGTTGCGAACAACGCCCCCATCACTAATATCAACGTGAACACTGCGAACACTGTTCCCAAGAACATTCGCCCTACTAACAACCTCAAGAACTAATCGAGTTCAACATATTGAAAAGTTGCCAAAGGAGCATTTTGTGCTTGGGACTGTCAATATAACTGTATTGATCAATCACACGCATGATGAGTTTGTTATCATCCTCTTCACTCTCATCACGCTTTAGACCACTCTTACGTATGTAGTCGGCAGATACATAAATCATGGCATCTAGGAACTCTTCTCGTGCCATGTATAGCCATGAGTTCACTGGTGTTCCCCAATCCCTCGTGTCATCGTCAGTGCGAACACCGTGATTATATTTTCTCAACCCGAGCTCGAGCCGTCCTGTTAACTCGTCGAGAATTCCCATTTGTATTCATATTGGCTCTAAACTTTAACCAATAGTTGCGATACTCCACCATCTTCTTGTTCGAAGGGAGTGTCTTTTTGCTCATGATGTAGTTGGCAGCTGCGCGGCGGTAATCGTTCCTCAGGTTGTATGCGATACCAGTCACGTTCACGGTGTTCATGAGATACTTCCTCTCGAGTTCTCGGCGCCTCTCCATCTTCCACCGACTGACGACGTTCTTTTTTATCTGGTCGACATCCTTCTTGAATGGAACACCTAACTTGTTACCCTTATTGATGGCATTCAGAGCCGACTTCATGTTACGCACATCCTGATTGAGGTTGGGATTGTACCTCTTCATCCACTTGTCACCATAGAGCTTCTTCAGGTCCTTGCGGATAGAATTCTCGTCGAGACCTCTCTTTTTCATCACTTCCGCCTTCTTAACGTTGCGTTTGGTGGCTACGACGTTCTTTTTGGTAGGTTTGGGTTTGGGTGGTGGAGGTGGGGGCTTGGGCTTCGAAAGATTGTTTCTGACCTTTTCAATCTTGTTACACAGAGACGTCTTAGTCTCCTTGGTATTGGGTTTAATCTTGAGAATCACAGCAATTCTGGTAAGCTCTTTTTTCGACAAGTTTTCGCATTTAACCTTTCCAACACGGAACGTCTTTCCAGACCCACTGAGAGAGACGTTCTTGTTTTTGCTGGTATTTTTGAAAGATGCAGTCTTGTTTCCAGACTTGTTCTGGATGCGCTTATAAAGTTCCTCCTTGGTGAGAGCTTTTGTAGCACCATTCCTGACTGCCCTGAAGTTGACGACACCCATCTTACGCGCGATATTCACGAGTTCAGACTTTTTCATACGCACGGATGGTGTAGCCTTGGGTTTGGTATTGACCTTGGTTTTAGGTTTGGTCTTGGTCTTCGCCTTCACACCCTCCCCAAAGACCCCAGTGACACGAATTTGTCCATCGGCGTTCAAGTCCTGAATAAACTTCTTACCAAATTCATAGGCATTTACCATGTCTTCGGGGTTTTTAGCACCCGAAATCTGAACATTCCCAGTCTTGGAGAGAATGAAAGTCGCGTTGTCAAAGTACGCATAGATAAAGGGGGAGAGTTCTGGTTCGTAGGACACACGGGTCATACCATACTTCCTGAACCTGGACGCAAGAACTTCCATGTTGTCAAAGAATCCATTGATTCTGAACTGCCCACTCAGATTGTTGTACGAAAAGGGGTTGTACAAGAAGGAGTCTTTATTCGTGTACGAATCTACAACGAAACGTCTAATACGCTCGGGTTGATTGACAATATTGGGTCCCACGAAACCACCCGAGAAACGAATCTTACCATTCCTGTAAATGTTTACAGTGGCACCCTTGGTCTCCTCCCCATTAGAGACTTCAAGGGTAATCTGAACACTGAAAAAGTTCTTGTTCAGGTTTCCCTGCATACCGTAATTGCGTGTATGGGAAAATCCAGTCTTAAACTGCCCGAACCACCCCTTAATCTCCTTGGTGTCTACATAAAGACCGTTCCCAATAGAAGTTCGTGGGAGGGGTCTCTTCTTCAGAATTTCTGTGAGGTCGATGCGATTCTCTTTACCAAACTCACGGTTCACAGTGGCGTTAAACATACCTGGGTTTAACGCACCAATTTGAAGTCCATTTGTGGGAGCGAACAACTCTCTCATGTTGTTATTGGAAAGAGGTGGCGGTGGCACTGGTTCATCAATTTCTTTCAAAATGTTTTCAATCATTTTTTCGTTCACATCAGCAAACTCGTTTGCGAGTGGTTCTGGACGTGGACGTGGACGTGGACGAAACTGAGGACGTGGGGGTGTACGGAACCCAGCCCTGCGCATGGTACGCTCACGGTCTGCTCGGAGAAGGTCTTCTTCGAGTTCCCGAGCAAAGTTGTTATTTTCATTCGAGTTCGAGTTGGTTACCTCGACACCAGATTGCCTGACAAATTCTTTAATTTTCTGGCTCATACTATAGACGACGATTTTTTTTAGTGGTTGTTCATGGTCATGAGGTCTTCTTCGACGATGTCTACACCGTAGATGACTGGTTGAACAGGGTACGCACGACCCTTGTATGTCACCGCCTCATTCCTAACTTCAATGTCGTAGGTACTGAATGGACCCACGTAAAAGTCTGGATTGAAACGTGGCGCACCGAGGTTGTTGCTCTTGCAGTGGGCATTGAAACTTTGGATGAAGAGTTTCTGTGGGACGAAGAGGTCTTTGCCCATCACTGCATTCGTCGAGTCCAGGAAGTGGTGCAATGTGTTTGCCACCATCGCCACCTGCTTCTGAATCTTCTTGAAGTACGGTGGAACGACGTTCCAGATGTCTCGGTCTCTGTACTTGTTCGAGTATTCAATGTACGCTCTGACACATTTCAGGAGAATCACTGGAAGTTCCTTACCAAGCTTCTTATCGAGGAGGGGGTCAGCTTCACGCACCTGCTTCGTGAAGTTCCATGGGAGAATACGACGAAGAACTGAACCAGAGTTATCCTTCCAATTGGGAACCTCGTTACCACCGAGAACACCTGGAGTCTTCCACTCCAGGGATACAGCTGACTTGTTCTTGACCGCAACGGATACACTTTCACCAGAAACGATAGACTGGAACTCCGCCTGTTCGAGTGCAAGGTCTCCCTTCACCTCTGGGGCGACAAACATAAACTTCCCCATCAGGGACGAGAGACCGAACTTCTTCTCAATGTTGTTCGAGAGGGTTCCAACATCCTCTGGTTCATAAAACTTTTGGAAGACCTTCTCAATTAGAGTGGATTTACCAGACCTTGCGATACCCTTGAAGAACGGGATAATCTGCCAACTATCAAGGTCTCCAATGTCGTAGCAGAGGCGACCACCCATGACATACGCCCAGTCGCACACACCCTGTTCAAATTGCTGATAGTGAAGAACTCGGTCGAAGTTGGGTGTTGGGATATCCTGCCAATTCTCCAAGTGTGAATAGTCATCAAACTGCTGGTCGAAATACTTGCACGAGATGATGGTTGGGTCCAGACAGGCAAACTCCTTGCTATCATATGGATAGAATCGACAGCTGTACTCACCCAGCTCAGGAACCCACTCCTTCCCCACAAAGAGACCATTCTTGAAAGACCACACATACCGACGCTTCTCAATTTCGGGGAACTGAACGTCGTTGCACGTAGAGAGATTTTCCGTCACGTCACGAAAGATAGAGCCTCGGCTTGTAAAGTTCTTCCACATGGAAAACTCATCCTCCTTTGGAGCTAGGGAACGGACAAACTTACCAATCTCAAACTTGGGAATCCAGGCACGAGTTCGGTAACCCTCAATAGTCTTAATCTCTTCGTAGCAATGATTGTTATACTTGCGATAGCCACGCTTGTACGCTTCCTCTAGGCAGAAAATGAGACATTTTTGGTAAGGTGCACAACTCTCAATCTCGTCATCATCCATAGTAGCAGAGTCATAGATTGAGGTAATCTGTGGAACAGCTGTGGGATTAACGACACGTTCATACGCCATGTAGTGTCTCCTGATGTTCTCGTACCCATCCTTAATCTGTTTGAAGACGTTGTTCAGGCGCTTTCCCAAAGTTGCACCACTATCGTCAGCCTCCTTCTTATCAACACCCAGGTCACTCAGGCGTTGCTTAAGTTCTGAGAGGAAACGACGCTGCTTCTCTCGCATACCCTTGACTGCCAGGATATCAATCTTCTCGGGGATGGGATTATTGTGTTCGTCCCAGTTGTCCATATGAACAAATTGACGGTAACCAAGTTCACGAGCATTCCTGTAGTCACCAGTTCGGAGATCCCATGCGTTTTCAAACTTTTCAATCAGGTTGATAACCTGTTCCTCATTCATCGATTGGATTTGCTGTTTCTGCAACTCTGCGAGTGCTTCATACCTGTTGGGTTCCTTATCGATGAAGTGGGTATCTTCCATTTACAATACATACGATTCTTTTCCTTAAATCAATTTTTGAGTTGAGCCAAAATTTTTATGAGGATCTTATTTTGGACTTGGATTTGCTGACCGATATCGACCAGGGCGGTGCAGATAGTGTCCCCTTCCTCGGTGGCGAGTAGAGAAGTCATGAGCGTTGGGATATCCACACCATCATCGAGTTCCTCATCCTCATCCTCAAAGTCCTCAAGTTCATCCTCATCATCGGTGACGATTTCACCCTCCTCAATCTCATCCTCTTCCACAATTTCATTGACAATTTCCTCAGGCTGTGTCGACATTTATATTGGACTGAGAAAAATTGGGGTCGGGAAATGCGCGTTCCACCAAAATTATTTTCTCCGTATATAGTACAAAAACTCTCACAATGGCCGGTGGTCTCATGCAACTCGTAGCTTACGGTGCCCAGGATGTTTACCTTACCGGTAACCCCGAGGTGACCTTCTTCCAGGCGAAATACAAGCGCCACACCAACTTCGCGATGGAGAACATCGAGCAGACCGTCAACGGTACTGCCTCCGACTCTGGTCGTGTGTCCGTGACCGTCGCCCGCAACGGTGACCTTGTCGGTGATATGTACCTCGAACTCGAGTCTAACGCCGCCGTCACATCGAAGACTGGGTGCTGGGTCGCCGAGCGTGCCATCAACAACGTCGAGCTGTCCATTGGTGGTCAGCGCATCGACAAGCACTACCAGAAGTGGTGGCGTATGTACTCCGAGCTTTACCTCGACGAGTCTAAGAAGGCCAACTATGGTAAGATGACCACCGCCGCTGTGGCCGGCAAGAAGGTCTACCTGCCCCTCATCTTCTTCTTCAACCGCAACCCCGGTCTCTACCTGCCCCTGATTGCCCTCCAGTACCACGAGGTCCGCGTTGACATCGACCTCGCGTCTGATTTCACCACCTACCTGTCCTCCCTTAAGGTGTGGGCCAACTACATCTACCTCGACACCGAGGAGCGTCGCCGCTTCGCCCAGAAGGGTCACGAATACCTGATCGAGCAGGTGCAGCACACTGGTGTTGACACCGTGACTGGCTACACCTCCGCCCAGAACGTCCGCCTCTCGTACAACCACCCCGTCAAGGAGCTTGTGTGGTGCCTTTCCAACACCGCCTCGGCGTCTTCTCTGTGGAACTTCACCGAGGACACCACCAACATCGTTGTTGAATCCAACGTGACTGCCATCTCCGAGTCCAACACCTTCGTGCCCACCTCTTTCTCGGGTGCGCCCCTGCTTTCCGTTGGTGCCGCCGGTTCCACCGTCGCCTTCACCGAGGAGGCTGTCGGTCCCCTTGACACCTTCAAGCTTGTCCTCAACGGTCAGGACCGCTTCAAGGAGCAGGATGGTAAGTACTTCAACCAGGTGCAGGCCTTCAACCACCACACTGGCTGCCCCTACCCCGGTGTGTACTCGTACTCCTTCGCGCTCAAGCCCGAGGAGCACCAGCCCACCGGCACTTGCAACTTCTCGCGCATCGATAACGCGCAGATTGCCATCAAGCGCAAGTCCGACAGCGCTGCCACTGCCCTCCACATGTTCGCTGTTAACTACAACGTCCTCCGCATCCAGTCGGGTATGGGTGGTCTCGCCTTCTCCAACTAAGCATCCTGTCTTAGTTTTTTGAGAAATAGTATAAAAAATTACCTTTTAAAATGTGTAACAGACATTCTAAAACGTAAAATGTTTAGGAGATTCTTTGAAATCGATAAACCCAAATTGGGTCGCTGGTCACTCAAGACATGTAATGAATTGGCTACATCTATAAACTCCGTGTATCAGAATAGAGACCATTGTGGTGATGTGATATGTAAGACACCTAAGAAGGCTTCAGAATATAAGGATAATCCAAAAAATGCTCCCGTGCATGAAACCACCGACTCGAATTGATTGTGCCGTCAGGCACAGAAGATGTTCGGGGTGTCCATACAATAAGTTTTTCAGGCCTCAACCTAGTATAAAAGAGAAAGACAATAACAAACCATGTACGAAATCTACACAGACGGAAGTTGCCTCGGAAACCCTGGAGCTGGTGGATGGGGAGCCATAGGTGAAGACATGAAGTTGTGCGGTGCCGCGGCAAAGACGACAAATAACATCATGGAGATGACCGCCGTGGCGAAAGCCCTTGAGGAGTGTGTGAAGAGGGGCATCGAGGAGGTGCGTATTTTCACGGACAGTAACTACGTCAAGAATGGTATCACCAAATGGATTATCAACTGGAAGAAGAACGGGTGGATGACCTCCGCAGGGACACCCGTAAAAAATAAGGAACTTTGGATTCAAATCGATACACTCAGGGATAAGGTGAAGATGATTGAATGGCGTTGGGTCAAGGCACATAATGGTCATCCCCAGAATGAAGCAGTCGACACTCTCGCGAGGGAGTGTGCAAAAAATATCCAGGTAACGTAATGGGTCAGGAAGATATAGATGCCCAACCTGTTAAACACTTTTGGTGTGAGAAACAGGAACAACTTTTGGTACGTTGGGCAGAAAAGGCGGCGGGGTACAGGTGGCTTCATAATCATGCACGCCTCTATTACAAGAAACAACACGACTACCTCTCCTATCCGAGTATAGTTATCGCGAGTATCACAGGTGTCGGTGGTTTCGCTGTCCTCAATCCAAGTGGGAACGACGATGTAGACTCGAGTACAAAAACGAAAATCATCGTGGTTCAATACTTTTTCGCCTTCCTCAATGTTCTCGGTGGCATTCTGACTTCGATAAGTAAGTTTAGTCAAAGTGCGAATCTAGCCGAGTCACACTCTGTGATGTGTGTTCAGTACTCCAAATTTTACAGGAATATCGATATGGAGTTATCCCTTGATGTCCAACACAGAGAGGATGTACTTGAATTTGTACAGAAGGCGCGACAAGAATACGACCGACTCCTGGATGATGCACCTGATATACCAGCCATATCTATACAGGCTTTCAATATTGAATTTCCTGATAGAGAGAATAAACCCGATGTCTGCAATGGTCTCAGTATTATCATGAGCGATGACGCGGCGTCAACCATATCTTCCACAGCGAATCCAGTTTCGAGATGGGTTACGAGTGTGAGAAAGTTAAACTTTAAGAGGAGGAGTCATGATTTACCTCGGCAAAATTCTGTTGAGGTATAGTATAATGCAGCAGCTTATACTCATACTCGTGACGACCCTATTCTATGGTCTCATTTACACGGCTATCCACCAGGCTGACCCTGAAGCTTTTGGGTTCGAGAGTATGATTGATCCCTTCTACTTTGCGTTCACCACCATGAGTACTGTGGGCTACGGTGACTATGGACCCAAGACGAACATGGCTAAGATAATCGTTATGTCCCAGCAGTTCATCCTCATGGGTGAGATTCTGAGCATGATTGACTTTGGTAAGACCGTACCCAAGATGAGGATGAACGCCGCCAACGCCCTCCCCAAGTTAGCCTAAATCCTGGAATAAAATATACATACATTGTAAATGAAGGTGCTCATCATTTTGTTTGTGCTACTCATCCTTCACTTACTATGGATTGAGATGCGTAAGAAACCAGCCTTTGACAACAGTTGGGAGTATCCAGAAGGGTACGAGGATGTTAATGAAGAGCTGCACCAGAAGGGTTTCATGGTCATCCGTGGATGTGTGAAACCCGAAACCATCGAGCAGTTTAGGGAGAATGTCGGTAAGAAGGATGTCAACTATAAGGGTATCTCCCCCGTTGTGTATGACGTGAAGGATTGTCTCCGAGAACTTTTTGGATGGCAACCTGTGATGACCAAGTATCGTGTCAGTAACCAAGAAAATAAGATTGACGCCAGTTTCCTTCACAACGACCTCAAGAATGTCTCGAGGACAAACACACCCATCCCGTGTCATACAGTTCTCCTCTACGGGGACAAGGGTCGGATGCAGTTGATTCCAAAGTCCCACCACAAGACCCATGGTTCTGTGATTCACGCCGCCCATGACCTAAAGAATGTCATCACGGTGGATATTGAACCTGGTGACCTTCTCCTTTTCAATGCGTCCCTCATGCACCGAGGCATCTTCTTCAACACTAATGACAATCGAAGACTGATTCAGTTTTTCGAGGTGTATCCAAACAAAGAGACTTTCGATAAATTTGCTACAATGGTTGACACAAGCTACGTCAACAAGTCTCCAGTGCTAAAGACACTCCAAAATGTCAACCGTGCGACATCCACTCAACCCACCATCAATGAGATGACGAATATTCTCATGTACTTCAACTACAGATTGGGTAATCAACCACAACTCAATAAAGTTCCTGACAAATATGACCCTATGTTTGCGTCCAATGAGACTAAGAGGCGCCTTGAGAGTATGGATGACACGACGATGAACATTTACGTCCCCATGACTGACGCCTGTCCCGAAATAAATAAAAATATCAGGAAATGTTAGATGATTCCCATCATTTTCTTTTTACTTATAGTGGTGGATAGCATGTACGGATTTACACGCACTCCGAGGACATGTAAGAAAAAGACGCTCACCACAGAGTTGGTGTTCCTCTTCCATGTACTCATAATGACCTACTCGATATTAAGTCCATTCATCTTGAAGGATTACATTTCNAACTTGATGTTCAACGCGACGATGGCGTTGTCGTGGTTCGTTACAGAGAGGGTGAAGGACAAACCCATCTGTATGTTGTCTGCTATGGAGGATGTAGTGTGCGAAGATAATGAACCTCTGCGTCAAGTTCCGACACACTACGTCGTGTTTACGGCAGCTGTCATGTTGTATGACGTTTACATGTTGTTGAGGGCGTAAAACTCTCTCGCCTTCACCTTGACACGTTCAATGTACGCGTCATTTTTATTGACATGTCCATAGAGACCACAAGGCCAGTTTCCCTCGAGGACGTAGACCCCATCACAATCGACCATCAAGTCCCAACCAATCGTAAAACAGAAATCGAAATCACGCACATGAAGTTGACGAAGCTTCTCCACCGTGTCTTCTATTTCTGGAACGTGTACATGTTCCCTAGATGTACCACCCTTTACCAAGTTAGACGTCACTTTGTCATCATTTTTAAATTCGTAGATGACGAGAACTTCACCGTCATGGGTTGTGATGACACGGAAGGTTCGAGACCCATCGTATCCACAACTTCCGATTTTTTCTTGAATGAGGTGGTTCGTTTCAGTGGGTTTGACATCCTTACCCTTCACAAGTTTTATACCGTTTCCTGTTGTACCGTACTCAGGTTTTGAGATGTACTCCTTCTCAGGGTCAAGGTCATCGTACACGTGAAAAGGCTTTGTCGTCGCGTACAACTTTGGAACGTCAATTCCATTTTGTGAGAGGTACATATCCCAGAATATCTTACTCTGTAAGTTCTGCTGCATTTTCGCATAAGGTTTGGTGAAGCAATAAGCATTGAAAAGTTCTCCGTCAGACACCTTGGTGAGTCTATTCCTGTCAAAGTAAAATGGAGCCATGAGGTATTTACCGATACCCACATCGTACTCAACAGGATGTTGAGACACATGTCGATAATCACCATGCATCATGAGCTGATACAACATCTTCTTCTCCACGTCATTTGTGTTAATGATAAACAGTAACACATAAATGAAGAGAAACATCAAGAGATATTTCAACATTTGTATATACCAATATAAAAAGATGAGATGAGTATCACCCAGATGAACGTCGGAATTTTGACAGCTGGTGGTGTATGTCCAGGTGTGAATAATCTTATCCACTCCCTCACCATCTATGAAACTTCTCGGGACAATCGCATCGTTGGTTTCAATGAGGGATTCCGTGGTTTAAACAATAACGCTCGGATGGAGCTTTCACGTAAAAATATTGAAGAAGGTGCGGGTTCTATCCTGCGTGTCTCGTGTGAAAGTGTTGACATCGAGGATGCAATGAGGAGTATGGAAGACCTTGAACGCTTGTACTGTATTTGTGGTAACGAATCCATGAAGAGTGCTGCTAAACTCGCCCTCGATGATAGAGTCGATACAAACATCATAGGTATCGCTAAGACTATTTTCAATGACATTCCGGGTATGGAATCTATCGGATTTCAAACAGCCGTTCAAGAGTTTGCAAAGTACATAGACTATGCTTACATAGAGGCAACTACTACAAACTCTATCGTCTTTGTGGAAGCACCTGGACACAGAGTCACCGAACTCTCCACACAGGCTACGTTCGCCAAGTATTCTAAAGTGACTGACGTGATTAATAAACAGACCGTAAACAACATTTCTAAATACCAAATCAAAAACAACTATGAGACCCAAGGGTACGCTGTAGTGGTCGTCGCAGAGACATGCGAGTATCAAGATGTCATGGATTTCCTCGAGGAATACGTTTACACGGATATTAAAGTCATGAACCCTGGTTTCGTCATTCGAGATACCAAGGCTTGTGCGTATGACACCATCATGTCTGTGAAAGTTGCGCGAGAAGCTTTTGAAGATGCTCAGAAGTTTCGTAACTTTGTCATAGGTGGTAACACAAAGATGACCTTCGAGAACTATCTCGAAATTGCTTAAAGAAGTGACGACTAAATAACATGTGTTCCGTTATACACGACGACCATTCAATTGGTCGAGTTGCACCTTTGTTCCAATAACTCAGTTGGTTAGAGTGTGGTGCTTATAACGCCAAAGTCACGGGTTCGAGCCCCGTTTGGAACATTTTTACATTAGGTTTTCCCCAATGTAAAAATGCTGTATACTAATAAGGGATGCGGTACGGGTCGGTGGCGCGTAAAATGTTCAAGGTACGTTGGGGTCTCCATAACAAGGGTCTTGTCCAGGACCACCACGTCATACCGAGGCAGCATGCCAAACATCCAACTGTGAAGAGGTTTGGCTACGACATGAATGCAAGTTCCAACTTGGTCATGTTACCCACAGAGCGAGGGAAGGAAGTTCTTCGTTTGAGGGAGGGACGTCTCATACACGCGGGTAAGCATGCGGGATACAACAGGTATGTCGAAAATACCCTGAACGTCATCACTACAGAGGAAGAACTTTGTGCATTTACGGATTTTCTCAAAGTGGCGTGTCGTTACAGACCACAAGACATTCCATGGCGTTAGTATCCCCACTTGACATCATCTGGGGTGGCATCTGGGAACTGCCTAGAGAAGAACTCTTTCTTTCCATGTTCACTGTGACCGATAAGACTTTTGTGAGTTCTATCGATGAGCATATGTTCACGCATATCCTTGTAGTAGACACGCGCCCCCTTGGCGATGAGGTCTTCATGTTTCATGTCTACATGATTGTCCATCGGGTAAAAGTGACGTTTGTACTTTTTCATGTTTTCAACGTTTATGAGGTAGCATTTTGTACTTGATATCCACTTGACCTTATCGAGAGTTCCCTCTTTCTCATCGGGGAGTCTCGACAAGCAGTGGAAGAAACACATCTCGAAGTCATCACCCTTTTCGTCAATGACTTTTTGAATCTCATCATATAACTGATTCGACTTGACGATGACGTTATCTTCAAAGATTACAGCATACTTGAGACCCTGTTTGAAACACCTGTCATAGAATTCCATGTGTCCCACAAAACACCCAATAGCTCCCAGGTTGAAGTAGGTGATATCAGGTCTCTTGATGTCAGGGTTGTAATGCATCTCTATCGCCTTTTCATAATATTCTGGATCTACAATGTCCTCATACTCACTAGCGATCTTGACGATTCTGGTGTCTGGACCGTAAATGGTTTCGATTGGTATTTCTTCTCGGTGACTTTTATAAAAACGTTCCTGTCTCTCCTTCTGGTCTTTCACCGTGAGTAGGAAGCACTTATAATCGTAGTCACTAGGTTTCTTTTTTGGTTCCATCATGAACATGACAAGTATGATGAGAAGTACCAAGATGATTAGTGTAACCATACCTACTTAAACATTAGAAAATAGTGTCATGTAATGGAGAGTGTCATAGATGGCATCGGTCTGACAAGTTCGATACTCATATCGATCATGTTTGTACCCCAGGTCGTTCACGTGTACCGAACCAAAGATACACATGCGATAAATTATGCGTTCTTGAACCTCAACATGTTGGCGAGTTGCCTCGGTCTGGTATACTCTGTGTACTTCAATGTCGTTCCGATGATTGTCGCCAATACATCTGCTGGTCTTTTCTCCGTCTCACTCACGTGTATGAAGTTCATAAACGGGCTTAAAGAAGAACCAACTAATAATAATATATCCGAGGCTCCTATAGTGTAGTTGGTAAACACTGTGGACTTTGAATCCACCACCCGTGGTTCGAATCCACGTGGGAGCTACCACCCCCTCTTAGCTCAGTTGGTAGAGCAGTGGACTGTAGTTCCATTTGTCATTCGTTCGATTCGGATAGAGGGGACCCATTCTCCCATAGCTCAGTTNGTTAG